ACATATTTATTGAAGAGACGACGCCGAATCATATTGCCTTGGTTCGTGGCATAGTTCATGCTCGTCCCCGAGGTCTCCCGTTTTTGCACCCCGAACATCGCGTCATTGACGCCAAATCCGTCATTGATACCTTGAATCAAGTTTAGCCTAGTTGCTACCATTTCCGGCATCAGCTGAGGCACTTCCATAAAGTATGGAGGCTGGTTGCTGGATATCTTGACCACGTCCCACGGAGAATTGCTCAAGTTCTCTGCTACTTCGGCGGTATCGGGCACTACCATCCTAGCTACGCCGTGCGCTTGAATGTTATCCATCACAGCAGTATCAATTCGGAGCAAGTTGTCTTGTAAGGCGGCCACGTACTCCACATTGCTTCGGCCCCACACGAGGTTGGGCACGTCGATGTCAGTCAAAATGTGGTAGGGCAATCCGGCTTGCTCGGGCAAGCGGGCCAACTTTTCTTCCAAGACATCATCTGGGAGGTTCTTTTCCATCAGTTGGCGGGCAGAGCCCGCTCTCTTAAAGCGGAAGGGACTCGGTCTACACGGTTCCACTACCGCCCCCGAAGGAGTTATCATGCAATACCGGCCCATATAGCCGTTGGTGGGGAGGCCAGTTTCCCAATACTCTAACAACTCTACCGAGTTATAGCGGTTGTCGCTGAGGACAGACGAGCGGGAAGAGGTTTTCTCAAGGGAGGAGTCTCGCATCACGCGGGCTGCCTCTAGTTCCTCTTTCTTATCGGGCCACCGGGCTAAAGCCTCTTCAAAATCGATGTAAGTCCGCTCGATTACCCATTTGACATCTGTCCAACATCTAGCATCGGGGTCTAAAAAGATATTCCAGATGAAGGGAACTGTAACGGAGATGTCCCCTTCCAAAGTTACCTCGCCATTATCCTTGTCAAAATCGACAATGTCGCCCTTGGTGGCGTCCCATATCGTCTTGATGACCCCACTACCATAGACGAGGGTATTCAAGGTGAGGTTATCAAACCGTTCTTGCATCTGATATTGGCGGATACTATAGCGAACAACGCGGTCTGCGGCATCAGCGCGGCGGTGGTCTTCTTGGTCAGAGGAAGTCGGCCTCATTACTACGCTCGGTGGGTTAGCCGACATTTGGGCGTGCAAAAATCTTACGTTCTTGAAGACATAGACGTTGCTAGTATCGGCGTCGGATTGGTCAACAGCAGGCAGCGCAGTATTGAAGAGGTTGGTCAAGCCCGCTGCATAGTTCATCCCGGAGAAGGAATTGGTAGAGTAGACGGCAGTTTCATTAGCTAGCCACCTCTGCTCGACAGGAGAGCGCTGCTGTTGGGCGTTATTGAGCCTCTTTAGGATTTCCTTTTTGGCAGTACCCTCATCCCACGTTGTTACTTTGAGTGCCATAATCGTAATCCTTAGTAGTAGTAGCCGAACCGTTGGATGGTTGGCTCCATCATGTCAAGAATGTTTTTCATTCTCGGTGTAATCTTCTTACGCGACTGAATAGCTGCCTTCAGCTTCTTCAATGTAAGAAAGTCTACCTCAGTCCCGCAACCATTGTCAATTCTCTCGATACACTTGCGGACTCGGTCCTCGACGGACGGCATCCGTTCCCGTTCCTCTCCGTGGTGTTCTCGGCGGGGGGGAGGTGGCGTCTTGACCATTAACGACACACCAATGACGGTGCTTCGGCTTTTAGCTGAATCGTCGGACATGACTTCGTCCCTTTCTAGCAATGGCTCGTTTCATCAACTTCATTGCCTTTTCTTCTTCGAGTTTCTTTCTTTGGACGTGAGCTTGGTAGAGTGCCCCCTGCCAGCTGAGACCAACCTGAGGTGCGGTTTCCTTTTTCGGCCTAACATCATGAAAGTATTGGCTAGAATCAAGTAAATGATAATCGCTGCCACTAGCAATTTTTCCGTCACGGGTGTCACTCCATCTGGCTGAAGTAATTTCTTCTATTAGTTTTTCGGCGGTGGGGGCTATGCGGAGAACGCTGCCCAATCCCTCTTGGAAATTCTTGATAAGTTCCGCTTTCCTGGAGTTCTTGTCATAGACTCCGGTATAGGAGATACCCATACTAGCCGCGGTATGGATATACCAGCTCTCGTGGGGGTCAGATATCCGACGCACGATATTGTGGCCCGCTGACATCTTGGCTACGGTATTGACTAATTCTGTAGGGACGTAGACGCCCTTGACGTAGTCTGCCTTGATGCAGTACCAGACACCGGTACTAGGGTCTTCCGCCCAGAGGGTATAGCCTAAGGCCGACTTAATGGCGGGGTCTACCGATTCGACATGTCTCCAGAGCGGGGAGTACTCAGGGGGCATCCCTACCATGGTGGAGTAGTCGAAATGAAAGACAGCGTTGTCATCGCTCATCCACTCGCCGTATAAGCGGGAGTTCCGGACATGCTCGGGGAGGTGAGAAAGGGATGACAGGATTTCCCGCTGACGTTCTTCGTTGGCGTAGAGTGGGTTATCAAGCATCCTAAACCGGTACGTTTTAGCCAACGGTTCCGTGAGGTTATCTACAAACTTCTGGACTTGGACATTGCGGACCAGCGGCGTAAAGCTGGCGAGGAAGTAGCCGTTTCTTGCCTGAACCCGGCGCAAGAGTTCGTCCATCACTTCCACCGTAGGTGGTAGCTCATCAATCCAAGCAATATGGGCAACATACGACTGGATACGTTCCCGCGCCATGTTGGGGTTCTCTAGGGATTGAAACACAATCCGGTTCCCGTTGTCGAGTTCCAGTCTCTGGATGATGTTCCCGATACGTACTTCTTTAAAGGTACCGGGCTCGAGGTAGGACCGTATTTTGGGAAGGAGGGATTCTTCAATTTGCTTACCGGTCCGGCCGGCCACAATAGCAAGCAAAGGTTCCGACCCCCATTCTGGGGGGCGCTTCCAATTGGGGTGGGTGTCGGTCAGCACCCAAGTCACCAATCTCGAGCAAGTTTGAGACTTGCCCGACTGCGTTCCGGCCCGGATGAGCTGGATGCGAGTCGAGCCGAAGTCACTAATTACCGCCCGCTGGGCTTCAGTGGGTAGGCTGTCCGGACTGGCTGGGTCAAAAGCCTCCTGACGACGGAGCTTTTCCAGCTTCTCCATCGCGGCGAGGAGGAATTTGTCCGGCTTCTTGGCCACCAGTCTTACTCTTCTTGAAGCGTTTGCACCGAGGTGACCGTGACAGAGGACGCAGGAGCGGTAGTGACAACCACCTCGCCCAAGGAAAGGAGGGGAAGATATGCTTGGTCACCGGAAACGTCGTTATTGAGCTTGATGTAGAAGTCTCCGGCTCCGGTAATGGCGACAGTTTTGGCGTCGACCGGAGTACCAACCCCGAGACTGGACCGTAGTTTGGCGGTCACGGTACCACTGGCAGCCGAAACCGAGATGCAGACTACGAGGTTCTTGCTGCCCCCGGCAGTTATGGGAAACTTCTTGCTGATGGAAGCATTGGGTTGAGATGCCCCAATTGCGGAAAGCCCTTGCAATGTTACTGTGTTAGGTATCCAAGCGTTCATCGGTGTACTCCCCGTAAAGATAGCTACAACGAGTATAGCGCAACTGGGGAGAAAGGCAAGTCTTTTCTATAGGTAAAGAAAAAGGGACCCCGAAGGGTCCCCCCAGCACAAGATTTACTTTGATTAGCCAAAGGTCCAAGTTGCCGTGGTTTCGCCAACCAAGCTGTAATCAGCTCGGTAGTAGAAGAAACTAACTGGGGTGCCGTTAGGCAAAGCAACTCCTTCGTAGAAGCTGACAGATTTACCCAAGTCGCCGGCAGTTAGGTCAGCTTGAGGCGATATGGGAACTCCGTTTGCCCATGCCCGCACAAAGTCACCAGACTGCGCTCCGACATCCCATGCGATGTAGGCACTGGTTGCCCCAATGAACATCATACTAAGGGTTGGTGCGGTAACCGAACCACCACCGCCGCTACCGCCGCCAGTGCCTAGCGGAAGCTGGAACATATTAGAGAAGGCGATACGCTCGTCAGTAGAAGTGTTCTCAAGAATTAGTTGGTGCTGAGCTTCTGGATTGACTAGCGAAGCTGAGACTATGCCATATGTATTGTCCACTGGTGCTAGGTTTTGTACAACTGCGTCAGCATTCACATCGAATAGAAGGACGGACCAGTTATAAGTTGGCTCTGGTACGCCAGAAGCTGTCCAGAAAATTGCAAGATTATCGTCCACTCCCGTCATCATTGAATTGCTAAGAGCTATAGTGGGTTGATTACTCGACCCGCCTCCTCCGCCGCCGCCACCGCCGCCTCCAGCTTGGTCCGCGTTTTTGTACATGTAGCCGCAACGAACAAGGTCACCAGCCGCTGGGCCTTCTTCGCTGGTCATGAAAGACCCAGTGAAGGTGACTCGGGTTTTGCCGCTAACCGTAGAAACGGTGTAGTCGTCAGACTCGTGGCAAGCCAAGCGGTCGATGAAGACGTGGCAAGAGGAGCCTAGGGCAACGTGGTCGAGGTCAATGTAACCGTTGCTGACGTCGGTTGCCGTAAGTGTACGACTTACTTTAGCGTGACGAGGCAGTTCTGCTGCACGAGCAGCAGCTTCGGCCGCAACAGCAGCTTCACGAGCGGCTTGCTCAGCAGAGTCAGCAGCAACTCGAGCTGCAATTTCTGCGTCAATAGCGGCTTGGAGAGCAGCATCGCCAGCAACACGAGCAGCTTGTTCTGCGGAATCAGCAGCTTCACGAGCGGCCTGTTCGGCAGCAACAGCAGCTTGGCGGTCGGCAACTTCTTGTGCAAGTGCAGAAGAAGCGCTGGCCCCAAGAGCAGAGATAGCACTGTTTAAGTCGCCATCAGCCGATTGGAAAGCGGCCACAACTTCAGTCAAGCTGTCAAGAGCAGCTGGGTCCGTATTGCTGAGGATGTTGTTGATTTGTCCTTGGAGGACGGCGTCAGCAGCTTCACGAGCGGCTTGTTCTGCACTGACGGCAGATTGGAGGGCAGCGTCGCCAGCTTCACGGGCAGTCTGCTCAGCAGAGTCGGCATTTTGGCGGGCCAAAGCTTCTGAGTCAATAGCAGATTGGAGAACGGCGTCAGCAGCAACACGGGCTTGCGTTTCAGCAGTATCCGCATCTTGACGTTCATTGCTCTCTTGGTCAATGGCGGCCTGTAAAGCGGCCTCAGCAGTTTCTGCTCTGGATTGTTCCGCAGAAACAGCTGCTTCGCGGTCAGAGACTTCTTGAGCAAGGTCGTCAGCCAACTGGTCATCAGCAGCTTGACGTGCGGCAGCTTCGGCAGAATCTGCGGATTCACGAGCAGTTTCTTCGGCGTCAACGGCAGCTTGGAGGGCAGCATCGCCCGCTTCGCGGTCGGAGACTTCTTGAGCTAGAGCGGCGTTATTACTAAGAACATAGCTAGCAAAAGCACTGTCGTTTTCAGTATCAACACTGTTGATAAGGTCTACGATTTCCTTAAAGCTATCTTTGTCGGCGGTGCTGGCCGAGAGGATAGCGTCGATACGGGCTTTCTCGGCATCGACTGCACTTTGAAGTGCAGCGTCACCAGCTTGACGGTCGGCAATTTCTTGTGCGAGGCCAGCAGAGCTGCCACTGTCCAGGGCATCAATTTGCGCCTGAAGGCCGGCTTCTGCCGCCTCAGCCCTGGATTGCTCGGCAGCAATAGCTGCTTCGCGGGCGGTTTGTTCCGCCAAATCAGCTGCGATACGAGCCGCAACTTCGGTTGCCACCTGGCCGTCGAGGTACGCTTTGCGCACCACGTCGCTCCCGTCTGACGGGTCAGCCGCCAGTCTGGGAAGTTGCAAAAATTGCAAAATGTTGCTGCTGTCGAGCTTGAAAAGCTCTACGTCCATCCCGAAGGATGATTTGGCACGAAACGCTTCGTTGTTGGAGTACTGAACTTTAGTACCGTCAACTGCGTTTGTGGCCAGAAACTTCTTTTTAATCTGCGCCATGAGTGTCTTTCCTTAAAGGAAATAGGTTAATAAAAATAGTCTACTTGGAGAACATCTCCGACTTCGAGTAGACTATCTAGTGATAAATTTGCCCATGATAATTCAGAACCAGTGATGATGAAGTCAGGTCCTTCAAATTGGGTGCATCCATTTCGGGGGGTAACAGACACAGTATAACTCAAGTCAGGAGGCAAAGTCAATGTAATTTTCTTCGCCAATAAGTCAAGTTCAGATAGTGTAAAGATTTCCGAAGCAGCTTTTGCCACAGCCTCGTAAGTAAGGGTACCTTTCGGTCCCCAAAAGGCGACTTCGACATCGCACAAAGAGTCACTTTCCCAACAGAAAGTGACACCTTTGGTATTGACCGAGCCAGAGGAATACGACGAGGTGGTATAGTATCCAGTCGACCCGGTGTCTGAGAAGAAGCGAACTTCGGTTCCGGGTTGGCGGACTCGCCAAGTGATGTTGGTACATCCATCGGGAAAGGCGTAAGACGGTCTTTGTCCTGGGGAAACAGTAATGGCAACGACGGAAAACTGGTTTGCCGGGGCTACGGCTGTGTTTGTAATTTCTACAATGCCACCGGCTGAACCGGAGGGGGTAACGGCTGCCATAATTAGCCCCCACTTTCGATGATGCGGATATCACATGGGCCGTCGACGGCGACGGCATACAGCTCGACCCCGGCCTGGATGTCGAGCCCGAGGGCGTCTTTAGGTCCGATGGGCCAACCGTTATTGACATTGGCTTTAGCTACGGTTTCCCCGATGTAAATAGTGCCGGAGGAGGACCAATTCTTAATGGCGATGGCTGTTCGGTCAATTAAACTCGCGGGTACAAGTAAGGAGGCGACACTGTTGACGGTCTTCTTACTAATTTTGAGCGAGGCGCCCCCAAGGATACGGGTGTCGGAGGAGCCGGTCGAGACCGCTCTGGCTGACAGCTCAAAGTCGCAACCGGCGGTGTGGGTGACTCTGACTCGGAGACGGGTCGGGGCGGTACCCGTCCGCTTTTGCGATATTTCGGTGGAAGCCTGATTAATCTTGGGGAAGGTGGCGAGTAAAACTTCCCGGCCGTCGGAATCGAGAATTCCGTAGATTTCGACAGTAATGTCGCCGGCAGTAGAATTGACCCAAAGGAGAAAGAGGGCCGCATCGGATTGGATGCTCAAGTCTTTAGTAATAGTGCCAGCTGACACCGGACTAGCGCGAAGTACAATTTCTTGTAGTCCCGTCTTCAGTATCAAAGCTGTGGCCTCCCCAAGTTACTCCAACGACTCATCCACTTTAGCAGGGGTATCCTCTTTTGTCAATCGTTCTGGGCTAGGGGTGTCGGAAAGATACCGGAGGTTGCGTTTGACATAATCTTCTAGTTCAGAACGAGACATGGCCTCGAGCTTGGTAGTGGGGGAGTCAGCGGCCGGCTTGGGCATCTTACTAGCGGCCTCAAGCACTAGCTTCGCAGAGGCGACTTTAGCGGAGGGATTGGCGTCGGGGTCGGAGAGGACGTGCTCGAGGGCATCGAGGGCCAAGTCGGCCAAGTACTCCATCCGTTCTTTGAACTCCTCGCCGTTCTGGAACCAGTCTTGGAAGCCGGGGAGGGCCCACCATTTGGCGAGCCGTTTGTCGGCCCCTATCTGTTGGGCAGCAGCAAGCGTGAGGGGGCCACCCGATAGGGGGGCCTCAGCAAACCGAGACCAAAAGGCGGCTTTAGCTCGACGCATGTCTGGGGTGGGAACGAAGACGAGGTCAGTCTGCGCTGCGGCTAGTATCTTATTGATGTCCTTTAAGCTCATTATTGTCCTCAACTAGGTGCCAGTCTACTGTAACATACTTGTACACCTGACACAAGTAGCTACTACTACTAGTACCATAAGGCTGGTACCAGCAGTGCTGGTGCTAGTAGCAGCGGGTACCAGCTGCTTGCTGTAACTACTTGCTCCTGATTACTAGTTACCAGCTAGTATCTCCCCCTTTCTGACTTCCCCATACTATACCTAGTAGTGGTGCCTCGGTTGAGTGGGGGTCCGGTGGGTAGACAGGAGCATCTCTCGGTCGTTGCTCTGGTCTGGGGCCGGCGTTCGGGGTGCAGTCCGAACTTGAGTTGCGCTTTGTTAGGGTGGACGGGTTGTCGTCATAGTTTCGTCTCGGTTTCCCGAGTGCTCCTGGCCGAAGCCGACGACCGATGAACGTATTATCTAACAACATCGACCGTTTCCACCCATGTTACTCTTCGCAACATGTCTCATAATCTTGAGGCCGTTCCTTTGTCCCGTTGGGGGGTCCAGTTTATTACTGGTTCAACAGATAATACTACGGCAGTTCAGGGGGGTTCTCAAGACCACGTTGGCAAAAGAGTCTCACGACTGTCAGCCACACTAATCATAGCACGCGTTACGGTAGTTGTCAACTACTCGCGGAAGGACGCACCTATGTGATAACACTAACACTTCTTACTGCCGGATGTTCCAGTATGCTGACAAAATGTCTACATACTGGCTAGTCCACCTCGCCGTGCTTCTCGATGTACACTTTAGCAATCTTAAGTACTTGTATTTTAAAGACAGATTCGTCCATTGCCATCTTCATTTTGTTACACGTCCCGCAGCACGGGACCACATTCCCGTCCACGTAGCCAAGTGAGGAGTTCGTTCTGTCGATTCCGTTCATGGATGTCTTCAGCGTTTTTCCTTTCTTGGAAAACTTTCCTTCATAGATGCGGGGTTCGGCTCGGCAGTACGTACAGTTTTGTTTAATAATCTTGAGGAACTCTTCCGGGGATAGCCGCCACTCGATGCCCCGTTTCACGGCAGACTTGATATACCTTAAATGCTGGAGCTTGACCGCTTTGGTCCAACCTCGGAGCTGAACTCCTTTATGAGCCGCTTCCTCAAGCATTTCAGTGTGATACTGACATTGCCCACACGACTTGATTTTGCCGAGAGCCGCTTCGCTACCCCGGACTTCTTTCACTTTCCCACAGTCACATTTAGCCATCCAATAGATGCCCTTACCGGCACCGCCACTCCTAGTGGGGTAGAGTAGGGTAAGGTGGTGGTATTTCTGGCCTTTGTGGTCTCGTCTCTTCGCTGGCATACCTATCCTCCAAGTATAGGATATCATAGTGGGAAATGGGGAGCAAGTGATG